GTTTAGCAGCAGGACCTGAATTTTTTTGTAGATATTTTAATAATCTTGCTTTACGATCTGCAGGTAATTTAGTAATCATTGCTTTAACTTGTTCTATATCTACTTGTGCGGAGCCCGGTGCAGCGTCTGTTGCAGCTTCGGGTCCACTAGTAATTTTTAAAGAGGTATAAACTCCGTCAACAACATCAGCAGCTACTCCTTGTTGAGTTAAAAACTTTTTAAGTTCTTCGCTGTCTGTTGGGCTTCCAGCTTTTTGCCATGCAGAATTTAGTTTGTCTGCTGTAACTTTAGTTGTTAAATTAGTACCAATTGTTTTGGCCTTGTTCATTGCTTTACCAGCAAGACCTTTGATCGCATCCAATGGGCCTTCCATTAATCTACCTTCAGACAGCATTGCGTTATTAAGTTTACAAACACGATCAAATACTAGGTATACATAACCTTCGCTGAGTTGTTTGCCATAGTGGCCCACGCTTTCCATGTTCTTTAATAGGTCTGCGGCTTTTTCTTTTGATATCATCGGACGAGGAAGTTCGCCATTGATAACTTTTTCTAAATAATCTTTGCTATATCCGCCTGCGGCTTTTGCTACATCTTTAGCAGCCGACACTGCCTGACCACCGTTCTGTGCCTGCCAGTCTAAGGCTGCTTGAGCTTGATCTGCACTGATCTTTGGACGAGGTATGCCGCCATTGATAATTTTTTCTAAATAAGAAGGATCCATTGCGGCACCCTTCGGTGCTGAAGCGGCAACATCAGCTGCTGCTCCTGCGGCTTTACTAGCAATACTGCCTGCGTCACCGTACTTGGCATTACCTACTAATTCGACAGCCTTAGATTTAAGATCTTGTATAGCATCAAAATGTGCATTTGCAGCTTGAGCTGCTGCATCGCCTGCAATTTTTTCACCCGTGTTGAGTGTAATTTCTGCGCCTGCTCGACCAACACCCGATGCTCCTTGAGCGTTTACCATGTCAGTCATTTTAACAGACGATGCTTCTAATTTATCAAGTATAGTCATTTCTTGATCAGTTAATGCTTCACCGTTAGCTACTTTAGCAGCTAATTTTTTGAGTGTAGGACTAGCCATTGGATTGTCATTCATCCTATCTGCAATACCTCCACCCGACCCAACATCTGGCTCTCCTAGCTGTCTTCTAAGTTCTTTAGCATCCCCCATAGCATCAAAGGCATCTTTGTCTGCCATCTTACCTTTGATGTAGTCGCCAACTTTACTTGCACCATAGGCCATAGCGCCAGTTTTTGCGCCTGAATAGGCAGCGGAGCTAAATTTTTCACCTTGCAACAGCTTGTCAGTCATCTTTAACAAGCCTAGAACAGCAGCGCCACCTAGACCTGCACCCGAAATACCAGCAGCAGCAATCAGTGCAGAGTAAATTAAACCCTGTGCAATCGGATGCTCTTTGGCAAACTTACGATAGCCCATAATAACTTTGCTAACAGCATTATCCGGACCACCTAAACCTTTTTCAATCTTAGCTACGACATCATCATATTTTTGATCTACAGCCTTGATTGGTCCGCTATCTTGAACTTTTGTCTTTAGATCTTCCCATGCTTTGTTAACAGCACCTGCGGCATCTTTGCCTTTGCCTAGCATAGTTCTATTTCCACCGGCAGCAGTTGCCTGTGTTTCAATTTCTTTAAATAGATTCTGAATTTGATCAGCAGTTAGTGCCGCTTCTTTTAATTCTAAAGCCGCACTTTCCCATAATACCATAGTCTTTCTAGCATTATAATCCAGACCTTCATATAGGTATTGTGTGTTATTATTAGATATTTGTTGTAGTCTCATATCAATCCAAGGATGTATTTGTTATTTATTGTAGTTACGAGCTAAAGCTCGTATTCGTTTTCGCTAACGCTCAACGAATTATTTTCTTTCTAATAACATTGTAGAAGTTATTAACTGCGAAGCAGTTTAAATATTATCTAGATTGTTCAGTCACACTTAGCCCTTGCGGGCTAAAAAATGAACATTATCTGAGTTGCACAATGGTCACTTAGCGTTACAGCATTACTAAGGCGGTCGTCCGGTACCTTTAGCTGCGTCTTAATACGACGGCGGGCCTGCAAAATATACGCTAACATACTTGCAGCCGTGGGTTTTTCACCCTCTTTTAGCCTTGTCTACAATATTTTCTTACAAATCAAACCGGTTTTATGAAGGCATATCCGATCATCGTCCTGTTAAGGATAGTGATTTGCTACTCTTCGCCAAGTAGAGATTCCTTACCGTCACACATCAGAACGGATTTTGGGCACAATATAGTCGCCTGTGCGGGCTTTTTTGGCGATTAAATGCCTGGATTTATTGAGCCTAAGTGTGCCTAGCGGCAGTGTCTGTCTATTATTTTTTAGGTTTTTTGAGGATATGTGAGCCGTGAACTCGAACCTGTATGTGACCGTTATACCAGTCTGTAGATTCTAGAACTTTGTGTTTGAATTGTTCTCTTGCCTCGATGTAGCTGCATTCTGACTTAGTTGTGCAGTAAAATAGAATTTCTCTGGTGAAGTTTTCTTTGCCTAGTGCCTGTATGTCTGCTGTTAGCGCATCGCTAGAACCGTAATAGTCCTTCCAATCGCTTTCAATTTTGCCTCTGATTTTCTTTTTCTTCTTTTTACCGTTCTTTAAAGTAACCGTTTTATAAGTTGTCTTTGCAAACTTGGCTAGTTTTTTGCCTATGTACTTGCGCCCAGAGATGTTGTTTGTAATAAGATACACGAATCCGATGTACTCTTCCGAGATTTCTTCAACGATTTTTTTCTTATACAACCATGTCATCCCTTATGTATCTTAGGGGGCCTGCCTATCATGCCTTTTCTGGCTTCTTTGCGTTCTTCTCGCTTTTGTTGTATTTCTACTCGCCTAATTGATGCTTCGTTACGTATTTCGCTGAGCCAATATCTTGCCTTAATGCCTGCTTCGTCGCTGCCTTTGTATTCAAACCGATCCGCCCACTTAAAATACTCCTGGAAAGCATGGATCATTTTATCGTGAGCGTCTGTGGTCATGCTAGAATTTCAATATCTGTTGAGTAGCTAGTAAACCCGTTTTCTTTAATAACTTTAAGTACGTGATTTACACGGCTAGTTAAATCATCTCGATGACTAATCAAGAAAACATTCTTATCTCTTTCTCTAGTCATACGTTTCAACACAGCAATACTAGATTCAACTCCACTAGCATCCATGCCGCTGTCAACTAATTCGTCAATGAATAGTAGGTTAATACTTTGATATAAGTTTTCCCACACATCACGGAATGCCCAACTCATAGATAAAATTAATCTATTGCGCTCGCCACGTGAAAGATTATCAAAGTCTAAGTCTTGACCTAGTTGAGTAATAACAACACTAAGGTCGTTTTGAAACTCTACTAGATGCGGCAATCCAATTCTATCGAGATAGTATGTCAATCGTTGATTTAAGAACGCTAAGTTTTGATCAATAATACGTTTGCGTATAAAACTATCTTTGTTTGTTAACAATTTATGTAAGAATTCTTGATGATCCTTCAATCTTACTAACTCGTTAACAGCTTCCCAGTCAATTTCTTGAACTGCGGTGTTTCTAAGTTCTTCAATTTGTTCAACATACGGATTTGTTTCAGCTTCTTTGATAACAAGTTCTTTTTCTAAACTGCCTAATGTGTTTTTATGTCCTAGAGCTTGTTCTAAATTGTCGTAATGTACTTCAGGACAAGGACCTAGATCACCAACCAACGTTAATGCTTCTTTTAAGTCTTCTAATTCTTTAGTGTACTCAATAACGCTTTCAGAAGATTCTTGTGCCTGCTTGAGCTTAGTCTGCAACATAGTTTCATGCTGAGTATCGTGAAGGTCTTGACCACAACTATGACATTTGTGATCTTCCAACAATCTAAGTTCGTTCTTTAATTTTTCAGATACACGCTGTTCTTTTTCTAATGTAGCAGTTTGTTTAGCAATTAACGCAGTAATGCTATCAACTTCTTTTTTATTTTTATTCCAGTCGGCAAGTGCTTTTTGAGCAGCAATCTCAACATCAATGTCAATGTTGCTTAATCGATCGATACTCTTTCTTAGATTCTCTAAACTGGTTTCTTTTTGATCTTCCCATAGTTTTTGTTTACGTTCTAGGGAATCGATACTTTGTTGAATCCTATCATTGGATACTTTGATAGTTTCAATTCTGGTGTTTTCTGTTGAAATAGCATCTTTAGAAAATTTAATCTGTTCTTTAAGAGCTTCTGCTTTTTCACTTAATTGTGTAATGCCTAGCAATTGCTCAATGATAGCTCGTTGATCAGCAGCTTTCATTGAAAGGAATGGTTCAGTGTAAGTGTTTAAAGCAACTAGGTGTTTGAACATGTCGTGACTCATGCCAAATACTTCTTCGATGGCCTTTTGTGTTTCGCGACTATCGCCTTGACTTTCGTCTAGATCTTTAAGTTCTTGCTCGTGACCGTTGATACTAAACTTTAAAACGTTGGGCTTGCGTCCACGTTCGATGTGATAGTTTATACCATCTTTTTCAAACGTAACGGTACATAACATACCTTTGCTGTTAATCTTGTTAACTAAATTATCTTTCTTGATGTTAGTTAGAGCATTGCCGTAGATAGCATAGCTAAGTCCGTTAATAATAGTAGTTTTACCAGTACCGTTACGAGCGCCGCTATCATCTCCGCCTAGGTCCATGTTTTCACCTAAGACTAAGGTTAGCTGACCTTTGTCGAAGTCAATAGCTTGGGTTTGATTACCCACGCTCATAAAGTTACGTACCGTTAGATTTTTAATCTTAATCATAGTTCTTGATAAATTCCTAGTAGCAATCCTTTATCGTAGGTATCGCTTTCGATGGCATTAATTTGATTCATAACAATAGTATCAACACTTTCAAAGTTAATATCGATAGGCACTGAGTTAGATTCAACTTCTACCTTTTCAGGGATCAACATTAACTCACGCAGATTGTACTGCGGCATAAAAGTTTCTTTGATAAAGTTAGCTTCTTCAAAACTGATAGGTAGGTCGATAGTAACACGACAATGCATTTTTTCTTTAAGAAGCCCTTCCGGATTGTCGATGATCTGGCTCAACTTATAAACACGGTATACAGGTTGTCCTGGCCAAGTTTTAAACTCGGGCTTAGAACCCCATTCTAAAATCATCATACCGCGATCGTCGTCTCCGGCATCAGCATAGTTGTGCGGGAAAGCATTACCGATGTAATGTATATTCCCTGCATTTTGTCTTTTGTGGAAGTGACCAGTGAACACATAATCTTGATTTACAAAATGACTGCTTTGTACCTGTCCGTGGTCCGGCATCTGCACCATAGCATTCATATAAAAACTAGGTAATTCTAAATGGCCAAATATATACTTGCTTTTGATGTTCGGAATGCTCTTCCATTCGTCTCCAACTAGCCAAGGCATGATAGTTACATTGCCTTCGGTGATCCTATCCTTTACGGGAATAATATTTGGAAACAACCGCATAAACTCAACAGAGTTAATTTCACGTTTGTCTTTGTAGAACAAATCGTGATTTCCTAAAATAAAATACACTTTTTCAAAAGACTGACTTAGTTTTTCTAAGTTACTAACGGTGTAATTCATTGTACTAACATCTGTAGTACTACGATTGTGATGCCAGTCACCTAGAAAAATTGCAGTTTCGCAACCTTCTGCTTGAGCAGTTTCACAAAACCAAGTTACGAAATCTTCGCAATCTTGGTTATGCGTTCTACTACCTGATTTAAGTCCAAAGTGAATATCTGTAAAACAAGCAACTTTTTTAAATAGATTCATAGATATAGTATAAACTCTTACAATTTAATAATCAATCCCAATCGCCGCCGCCTTCACTCATTACAGGCCCTCCGCCGGTATAAGAACTGCCGCCGCCGCTGTTCTGTCTAGTCCAACTTGGATTCATTCCGTTCATTTCTAAAATATCATCTCGGATATTTTGATTACGCTTCTCGATATTAATGATCCTAACAAAACTATTAGTAACAGCAGCGGTATAATAAGCAAACGGGTTATCGGATTTGCTTTCATCAAATTGTAAACCAATTTGGGTAAGCTGAAGTATTGCTTGACCACGCATTTCGTCGTTGTAAGTATATCCACGGACGTTGCCTCTTGTTGCATATCGTTCACATAGTTTTAAAAACATACGAGCAAGATTGTTAGTCATCCTACCATGCTCTTTATTAAACGATCCTGTAGCTAAATCGCCCTTCCAATGGCTTTTACCTACAAGAATTAAATTGTCGTTGTCATCAAATTTCCAATGCTGGAATGGTGGAAAATTTACTTTGTCGTGACTATCAGCAGTATTCTTCAAAGTCTTTTTACGACCAGGTGCTAGCGGAATATGCTCAAAGGTCATGATGCGAAATACTACATCAGTCTTTTTAATTGTTTTGTAATCTACTTCAAAGTTTTTTGCTGGCTGCTTTTTGCCAGTAAGGTTTGCCGCTTCGTGTGCCTGCTTTGAAAGTTTAGAAGCCCTGTTACGTTTAGCTTCGGCAATAGATCGTATGTTAACTTTTTCTAAATTGGGCAAAATTAAATCGTAATCTGCATAGGCAGGATCAGTAAAAGAACAATATGTGTTTTTACTTAGGTGAATTTCTTTTAAAAGATCCTTATTTGTTAGGTATTTTATTTTTGGTGGCGCGGTTGTCATTTATTCTGAGTTCTCCATGAGTTAATATAATAGCACATTTTGTCAATAATAAATAGTCTATAACAAGGAAAAATGTTCAAAATGGCGTTATCTATAAATCCTTTGGCTAAGTTAGTCAGCTCTGTTTCTGAGCAAGTTTCTGCTGCAAGCGATGCAGCGTCGGGTGCATTATCTGGTGCAAATTTTGATTCGTTTAAAGCTAATGTAGATTCTACGGTTAGCAGATTAAGCGGCGAAATCGGCAGCGGATTAAACGGAGCCACAGCAGCAGCTAATGACATCATTGGTAAAGCCGGCGGTGCGTTAGCTGGTGCTAAATCAGCATTAGGCGGCGTAGGCAATCCCATACAAAGTTTAGCTTCAAATGCCCAAGGATCGTTAGGCGGTCTTGCTAGTTCACTAGGTGGCGCTGCCGCTTCAGTAAGCAACATTGGTGCTTCAATTGGTGCTAGTTTAAACAAATTAGGTTTAGCCAGTGGTGGTTTAGGTGGCGGTCTTGCGCAGGTTGCCGGTCAGATTTCTTCGGCTGCTGGAATGATTAATAATCTTCTTAGCATGGCAAGAGGCAAGAACTTACCTAGTGGTGCAGAGTTATTTAGCGGCCAAGGATCCTTTGTAGAATTAAAACCGGGAGCCGCCGATGACTGGCGTGTTAAGTTAAATTGTAACTTTGGCTTGTTTGGCAGCGCATTTAATAGACTAGACGCTACTGGCGGTTTTGTTTGGCCCTACTTACCAAACATCACGGTAGCATCTAGAGCCAACTACACACAGATCGATCCTATACATAATATCCAACCGTTCTATGCTTACAAAAATAGCCAAGTAGACGATATAACTATCGCCGGCGAATTTTCAGTTGAAAACGAAATGGATGCAGAGTATTGGATTCAAGGAACTACGTTTTTAAAAACAGCAACTAAAATGTTTTTTGGTGCAGGCGACAATGTAGGAAATCCTCCAGTGATCTGTAATTTAACAGGCTACGGCGCCCGAGTCTTTAACAACGTTCCTGTGATTGTAAAAAGTATTTCGGTAGATTTTAAAGATGACGTGAATTATATTAAATGTACAAAAGGTGGCGGCAACCCAACTTGGGTTCCTATCATGTCTACAATTTCTGTTACGGTTTCCCCTATCTATAATCGAACACGACTAAGACAATTTAATTTAAAAGATTATGCAAAAGGAAATACGGTAGCTGGACAAGGATTTATCTAATCTATGGCAAAATATAACAGAACATCTCCGTACTATAAAACTAAGCAAAATAATTTATACTTAGAATTAATTACTATCAGACCGGTACCTGCCGAAGCTGATGATTATTTGTATACTATTGAAACACAATATGAAAATCGGCCAGACTTGTTAGCCTATGATTTATACGGCAATGCAAAACTTTGGTGGGTTTTTACACAACGAAATATGAGTGTATTAAAAGATCCAATTTACGATTTTACTCCAGGTACAAAAATTTACTGCCCTAAAAAATCTAATTTAGAAAAGTACATAGGAGTCTAATATGTCATTTTTTAGAGACATTGGTCAAGCAGTAGGAAATATTCTAAGGCCCGACGGTAACCCTATTTTAAACATTGCCAGTGCAGCTGGAATTCCAGTAGGGTCAGCGAGAGCTGTTACTGGAGCAATTGAAGCAGGTGCAACTTTATTAACCGGACAAGGTAAACAATGGGAACCTGATCCTAACAAAATACCTCCGGTTGAATATTCATTTGTAAAACCTCCTGCAGGCGGCCCTCCTTATGAAAATATATTAGAGCAATTTGCTTCTTACGCACCGTTGTGGACATTGGCTTGTCTTGAACCAAACCAATATAATGATCCTAGTACCTATAGAAATAACCCAAGCGCCTTGTCGCATATAATTTTATCGTCAGCTGGCCGATTTGACGGAAAGCGAGCAAACACTACGAATGGCGCACCTGAATATTTTATAGATAACGTTCAGATGAGGCATAACGTTGCTCCTGGCGCTAAAGAAGGTAATACAAATAACTTTAACATTACATTTGATGTTTACGAACCATATAGCATGGGATTGTTTTTGCAAAGTATGAAAACAGCAGCAGTAGATGCTGGTTATCCTAGCTACCTAGAAGTTACTCCCTATCTACTAGTCTTAGAATTTAAAGGTTATAAAGATAGTGGAGCAATGTTTGTAGCCACTAACGAATTGTCGAGATACTTTACAATAAGAATTAATCAAATTGAGTTTAAAGTTGATGAAGGCGGAAGCAAATACAAAGTGACTGCGATGCCTTTGCAATATTCAGGATTTAGTGATTTAGTAAACGTGTTGCCTAACGAAATAGCTATTACTGGCGAAACCTGTAAGAGTGTCTTGTCGTCTGGTTCTAGAAGCCTATGTGCAACATTGAATAGAATTCAGCAAGAATTAGTTGACAAAAAACAACAACAATTTCCAGACATATATCAAATAGTATTTCCGGTAGATTCATATGACCGAGTTGGACTTGAAAATTTTGAATCTGATGCCTCGTCTCTAGGAGCCACAGCTGATCCTGAAAAGCAAATAGCACTTGAATCGTTTATAGGATCAAACCCAGAATTTTTTGAAACTGATTTTGGCCAAGGCACAATAGGCAGTGATTCTAACACTATGGGATTTGATGCAACGTCGGGCGGTAATTATGTATTCAAATCAGAAAGTGATGTAGTCGACGAGAAAGGACAAAAAGTTGTCAAAGAAAAAATGTCTATAGACACTAATCTTCGATTGTTTACATTTCCTCAACAAGAGAAAATCAGTGAAGTTATTCAACGTATTATCCTTAGTTCTAAATTTGCAGAAAATGCATTAAAGCCAGAAGCAATCAAAGACGGCATGATTGATTGGTTTAGATTAGATTGCCAAATTCAACTTTTAAAATACGACTCAAAAAGAAACGTTAGAGCTAAAAAATATGTGTATAGAGTTGTTCCGTATAAAGTTAATTCAGGCACATTTAAAAATCCCAATGCAGCGCCTGCAGGACAAGCAAGTATTCAAAAAATAATTGCTAAAAGATATGATTATCTTTACACGGGGCAGAACAACAGCATTTTAAAATTTGATATACAATTGAATAATTTATGGTATCAGGGGCAAATGCCAAGGCCACCTAACCAACACGGTAGTATTGCAAATAAAGACATTCAGGCAGGCTCAGACGAGCAAAAGAATCAAGCCCAACTGCAAAAAGGTGAAGCCCCTAGCGGAGTAACGGCAACTTCTGGAGCTAGTACCGTAAAGCCTGATTATTCTATTAAAACAGGCACTGCTTCTGGAGACAAAACCGTTGAGCAGGTTGTTGCCGATGCATTTAATAACGCATTCTTAAATGGATCAAAAGACTTAGCCAACGTTAATATTGATATTCTTGGCGATTTGTATTTTGTCGGCGATAGCGGCGTTAATTCTAACTATTTAGGTGAGCCCGGCCCTAACGATCAAGTTACATCCGGCGGAAGCATGAATTGGGAAGGCAGTGAAATTTTTGTCTACTTGACCTGGAGAAGCCCTGTTGAACCTAACCTTGGGACTACCGGACGTGGAGGATTATATAATTTCCCCAAAGGCGAATGGGTAAGTCCTTTCAGCGGAATTTATAAAGTTGCATATGTTAATAGTAAATTCAGCGGCGGGACTTTTCAGCAGACATTAGAACTAATTAGACTTCAAGGTCAAGCAAACGACTTCATTGACGGATCCGAAGCAATTAGCAAGCAGAATCAAATGTTGTACGACACCACCAAACCTGAACCGCCTAAGACCGGGCCAATTGAAACTGCCGAAGAGGCGTCCGGTTACGGTGACGATCAAGGCCAATATATCTAGGATAATAAATGTCAATTGAAACAAGATCACCCTCTAATCCGGCCACCGGTAAACTCGGAACCGGATTAATGATGGCTAAAGTAGTTGGCTACTTAGATCCCTCTTTAATGGGAGGCATTGAAGTCACCTTAATAAGAGACATAGGAAATACGGTAGGCGATATTGGTCAAACTTATACTTTAAAATACGCTCCTCCGTTCTACGGATCCACTGCCTATGAGCATATGGGATTAAACAAATCTGATTTTAACGATACACAAAAAAGTTACGGTATGTGGTTCCCGACTCCGGAGATTGGTACTACGGTTATCTGTGCGTTCATAGACGGCAACACTTCGGACGGTTTTTGGTTTGCCTGTGTGCCTAGTAAATTTGGTAATCAAATGATTCCGGCTATAGGTGGATCTACAGAAGTAGAATTAACTCCGGAAGATAAGAAAAAATACGATACCACACAACCTTTGCCTGTAGCAGAAGTAAACCGAAAAACTAATGACCTAGAAAAAAAATTAGAGATGGGGAAAATTAAAAAAGCAGTACACCCTATTGCTGATAGATTTTTAGAACAAGGTTTATTAGAAGATGATATTAGAGGTGTAACAACTTCAACTAGTAGACGCAGTATTCCTAACTCTGTATTTGGAATTTCAACACCTGGGCCTTTTGATCGAGGCGCCAATGCTAAAAAACAATTCATTGGTAAAAAACAAACACAGAGTGCATCGGCAGTACCGGTAAGTCGTCTCGGTGGAACTACGTTAGTATTTGACGACGGCGACGATCAGTATGTGAGAAAAACTCCTGCGGCCACAGGTCCTATAAAATATGCAGACACTTTAGCTGGCGAGAAAGGGGACGTTAATGTTCCTTACAATGAATATTTTAGAGTTAGGACTAGAACCGGTCATCAGATACTTTTACATAACTCTGAAGATATAATTTATATTGGCAATGCTCGCGGTACTACGTGGATTGAAATGACCAGCAACGGTAAGATTGATATCTTTGCACAAGACAGCGTTAGTATCCATACAGAAAATGATTTGAATATCCGTGCAGATAGAGATATCAATATGGAAGCTGGCCGCAATATTAATTTAAAATCAGTCACAGGAAGATTACATGCGGACATAGCTACAAACTTAGAACTAGTAGTTGGAGCAAACGGTCAGATAACGACCACCGGGAACTTAGATATAAAAACATCTGGCAATAATAAAATGTCTGCCGGCGGCACTTTAGATCTTAAGAGCGGTGGAGCAACAAAAGTTACTGCGGGAGGCAATGCTAGTATTGGCGGAGCAAATTTAATTTTCTCAGGGGGAAAAATAGATTTAAATGGCCCGGCAGCCCCAGCAGCAGCAGACGCTACGGCAGCAAGTGCATTGTCAACTCATCAAAATATTAAAACTAGTTCCTCGTCTAAGTGGGGCGATAAAAAGAGATATTCTAACGGAACATTAGACAGCATTATGAGAAGAATTCCTATGCACGAGCCGTGGGCATTACATGAAAACAATGCTCCTACAATTGTTAATGCTAAAAATACAGATAGGGATGCATAAGGAAAAATACTATGGCAAAATTATATAATCAAAAATCTGTTGCATCTTTAACAGCTACGGTTTCAGATAGCCAAGCAGCTTTTACCTACAAAGGTTTCAGTTCTAAAGAAGTTAAAAACAATTACAAACTCTACGACATTGATTTAGTAAAGCAAGATATTGTTAATCATTTTTATATCCGTAAAGGTGAAAAACTTGAAAATCCCGACTTTGGTACAATTATTTGGGACATACTTTTTGAACCTTTTACAGAAGAAGTAAAAAAATTAATCACAGAAGACGTTGAACAAATTATTAACTATGATCCAAGGATTGCAATTAATGGAGTAGTTATCGATAGCACTGATATGGGCATAAGAATAGAAGCCGACATAACATATTTGCCTTTTAATATCAACGAACGTATGACTTTTAACTTCGACAAAGAAAATAACATTATTAACTGACCACATTATTTTATAGGGTAAATACACTATAGGACGAGTATTTTATGACAACAACTTCAAGATTAAACAACCTAATACTCAATGAGGATTGGACAAGGATTTATCAGACATTTAAAAATGCTGATTTTAAATCTTACGATTTTGAAAATCTTCGTCGAGTAATTATTTCATATTTTAGGGAAAATTATCCTGAAGATTTCAACGATTACATTGAAAGCAGTGAATACCTCGCCTTAATAGACGCTATTGCATTTTTAGGTCAAAGTTTAGCATTTCGTATTGATCTAGCTAGCCGTGAAAATTTTATTGAACTTGCAGAACGTAAAGAGTCAGTGCTAAGATTAGCAAAGATGTTAAGCTATAATGCTAAAAGAAACATCTCAGCTAAAGGCCTTTTAAAGTTTGACACCGTTAGTACAACAGAATCTGTGCTTGACAGCAACGGAAAAAATCTAGCACAACAAACAATTATTTGGAACGACCCAACCAATCAAAACTGGTCAGAGCAATTTGTTGCAGTTCTAAACGCAGCAATGACAGATAACACTGAGTTTGGAAGAAGCCAAGGTTCAGATACTATTGAAGGCATTCAAACCGAGCAATATAGATTTAAAACATCTTCTACTGATGTGCCTATTTTCACTTTTGGTAAAGTAGTATCTGGTAGACAAATGACTTTTGAGCTAGTAAGTACTAGTTTCAAAGGTAAAGAAGAAATTTATGAAGAGCCTCCAGTTCCTGGAAATCAACTAGGCTTTGTTTACAGAAATGATGGACGTGGCGGCACAAGTTCCAACACAGGATTTTTCTTGATGTTTAAACAGGGAAGTTTAGAACTTGCTGACTTCTCAATTAGTATTCCGTCAACAAATGAAATTATTTCAGTAGACAGCGATAACATCAACAATGATGATGTATGGTTGTTTGGATTAAGTGCAGCCGGAGTCCAACAAAACGAATGGACAAAAGTTTCTTCTTTAGTAGGTAGTAACATTGCTTATAACAGCGTTACTTCCGATATTAGAAACATTTACTCTGTTATAACAAAAGCCAACGATCGAGTTGACCTAGCCTTTGCTGATGGAGTTTATGGAAATTTACCGCAAGGTGCTTTCCGAGTATTTTATAGAAGAAGCAACGGACTATTATATCAAATTGCTCCTTCGGAAATGAGAGGTATTACTATCTCTGTTCCTTATGTTAACAGGCAAGGAATTAGACATACTCTAACAATCACACTTGGTTTAAAGTATACCGTTAGTTCTTCGTCCGCCAGCGAATCGATAGATTCTATTAGAGCAAATGCTCCGGCACAATACTATACGCAGAATAGAATGGTCACAGGAGAAGATTACAATCTTGCTCCGTTATCTACTTCTCAAGATATACTAAAAATTAATGCCATTAATAGAACATCTAGCGGCATCAGTAGGAATTTTGAAATTATAGATGCTACTGGAAAATACAGCTCTGTGAATGTTTTCTCTAATGACGGGTTTGTCTACAAAGAAGAAATTGAACGTTCTTTATCTTTCAAGTATACAAATAGAATTGAAATTTTAAATTTTATTAGAAACTCAATAGAGCCAGTGGTTAATGACACAGATGTGTTTAATTTCTATTTTACAAAATTTGATAAGATTAATTTTACAGATACAAATACATTATGGAATCAACTAACAACAGATGTAAATTTGTCAACTGGTTATTTTAAAAATGCCGTTGATACTAATCTTATTTTAAAAGTTGGAACCTACACTACTAGCACATTGAAATATGTTGCTCCCGGTGCACTGGTTAAATTTATTGCTCCTTCCGGCAAAAGTTTTAGAAGAGGAAAACTAGTTACAACTGATGCAACCGATCCAGAACAAACGGATAAAATTTGGTTAAAGGTTGTTAAAGTTACCGGAGACGGAACTAATGCAGGCCGAGGAGTATTATCTTCCGGAGCAGGCCCGATTCAATTCAATGATATTGTTCCAACAGGAGCTATTGCTTCGAGAATTGTTCCTAAATTTACTACAAATCTAGCACTAGCATTAGAAACAGAAATGACTAATCAGATGTTTAGTAATTTAAATTTTGGATTAAGATATAGTCCTATAGACGGCGAGTGGAAACTAATAACAGCAGGGAATTTAAACTTACTTTCTAATTTTAGTTTAGGTAAAGCCGGCGACGTTTCTAACAGCAGTTTAGATGCATCTTGGCTGATTGCATTTGTCAAGGAAGCAGACGAATACGTTGTTAGAATTAGAGGGTTAGATTATGTCTTTGGTAGTATTGCACAGAATAGATTTTATTTTGATTCTAAAGCAAAAGCATATGACAGCAAAACAGGAAAAGTTGTAAAAGATAAAATCAATGTTTTATCTATAAATTCTGACAAAACATTTTTATACCCATTAAAGCGTGATATTGCTTTTGAAATCAGTGATACTATTAGATACGACGACGGATATCAAAGTGCAGATAAAATTAAAATTGCTTTTGCTGATTCCGACGATGACGGAGTTATAGACAATCCGGAAGCATTTGACGACATTGTTTCTGACAATAACAATTTTAAATTTTTGTTTTTCCAAGATACTACAGACAATTTGGGAAATAAAGTTAGAAATTATATCGATAACACTGATAATCATATTGCAATTGTACAAAAAGAAAGTTTAATTAACGTCAATGATTACAATGACGGGGATTTAATTTATTTTTATGACAGCGCAGAAGACAGGGTAAAACGAGTTGATAAAACAACAAATACTCTAGTTCTCGAAAGCTCGTATGTTGCAAACATTGGACGTGCTGATATTAAATTTCAGTATGTTCATAATGCCAGCGTTGATCGTAGAATCGATCCTAGTGCTAGCAACATCATTGACATTTATATTTTAACAAGAAGCTATGATACTAGCTACAGGAATTATCTATCTGGAGCAGTACTTACAGAACCAGATGCTCCTAACAGCGATAGTTTAAGAATCAGCTTTGGCTCTAAACTTAATCTTATCAAAACTATTAGCGACGAAATCATTTATCATCCTGTGACTTATAAAGTTTTATTCGGCTCAACAGCAGATGTAAAATTACAGGCAAAGTTTAAAGTTGTTAAGAATCCTAATAAGCTAATTAATGATAACGATTTAAAAGTTAGAATCATTAGTGCTATAAACGATTTCTTTGATGTTAATAATTGGGACTTCGGAGATAGATTTTATGTAAGCGAATTGATCACTTATGTAATCAATACTACAGCACCCGATATTTCTAACATGATTATTCTTCCAAGACAAGCGTCTCAGAGCTTTGGAAGTTTGTTTGAAATTCAAAGTAGGATAGATGAGATTTTTGTTAGCGGCGCAAGGGTTGATGATATTGAAATTGTATCGGCAATTTCTGCATCTGAAATTAGAGCATTAGAAAGCACTATAGTTACAAGTACAAATTAATATGGCAAAACAATTTTACCCAGAAAGTCAATTACCAATTAGAAGAACCGTAGAGTTATTACCTCAAGTTTTTCAAACGGAAAGTAACGATAAATTTTTGTCGGCAGTACTAGATCCATTAGTGCAACCTGGTATTTTACAAAAAACGGTAGGATACGTTGGCAGACGTTACGGTAAAACTTATAAAACATCTGATGTTTATCTAGACACAGATGAAACTCTACGCAGCCGCTATCAGCTAGAGCCTGGAGTAACCGTTAAGAAAAACGGCACTATTAATAATTTTTATGATTATTTAGATTTCAAAAATCAAATTAAATTCTTCGGCAACAACGAAGAGTTAGACGCTATTGTAACTGACCAAGAGCATTATAGCTGGAATCCCCCGATTGATTGGGATAAGTTTGTAAACTATAGAGAATACTATTGGGTTCCAGAAGGCCCAGCCGCTGTAAAAATTGCAGGGCAATCTCAAAAAATTACCAGCACATATAAAATTGCTCTGGGAACAGGCAGCGTTTTTATTCTTACACCAGACGGATTAACAAACAACCCAACTCTAACATTATATAGAGGTCAAACCTACAAGTTTTTAGTTAATGCTCCTGACAACGGAGTCACAATTAAAACTGCTATTGATACAGGTACACTACTATATAATCCGTATCTAGCCTACAGCGCAGGACAGCTTACCGTATTTGATGGTAAGTTGTGGAAAGCAAAGATTAATATTCCGCCGTATGATGGCAGTACTATTGACATAGATTCTCAAGACTGGGAATATGTTGATGACGTTTTATCAACATCGGCATTAGATTATAACAAGGGTGTTACTAACAACGGAATTACTAACGGAACATTAACCTTTGAAGTTCCTCTTGATGCTCCCGATGTTTTGTTTTATCAAAGCACCACAGATGTTAATAGATTTGGCAGATTTTTAATTGCCAATGTTGATACAAATACAAAGATAGATGTAGAAAAAGAAATCGTCGGCAAGACAACTTATACCAGCAGTAACGGAGTTGAGTTATCTAACGGCATGTTAATTTATTTTACAGGGCTAGTAACTCCTGCAAAGTATTCAGTTGACGGAGACAAATGGTTAGTTGAAGGTGTTGGCAATAAAATCACACTGACAAAATATACAGATTTAATTGTATCTGAAAATCTTACAGCCGGCAGTTTAGAAATTTTATTTGATAACGGCGGATTTGATAGTCAACCGTTTGATGATGCTAGTGCTTATCCTGCTTTAAAGGACTACATTACGATTTCAAAATCAAGTGTAGACTCAAATCCTTGGAGCCGATACAATCGTTGGTTCCACAGAAGTGTTTTAGAATATTCTAGCAATTTTAACGGAACAAGTTTTGACGCCAGTGAAACAGCAAGGGCTAAAAGACCAATTATTGAATTTAATTCTAACTTACAATTGTTTAATCACGGTAGTGTTGCAAAACAAGTTGTGGATTACGTTGATACATTCACCACTGACGTGTTTTCTACAATCGAAGGAAGTCAGGGTTATATTGTTGATGGCGAATCATTGTTTGACGGCGCCAGAGTTTTAATAACTGCTGATACAGATAGTTTAGCTAACAATCAAATTTATGTTGTTAAGTTTATTAAACATAATAACTCTACTCAAATTAATTTACAAAAAGCAGCCGACGGTGATTCCATATTAGGCGAAGGCGTATTAGTTCGTAGAGGTCATGTTAATAAAGGATTAATGTTCCATTTTAACGGAACAAGTTGGACACAGAGTCAGTTAAAAACCGCAGTCAACCAGCCGCCCTTATTTGATATGTATGACAGCAATCAAGTTAGTTTTGCTGATGCCGATACCTACCCTGTAAGTTCTTTTGCAGGAACTCGAATTTTAGGATATAAAGCAGGCACAGCAACAATTGACAATGAATTAGGATTTAGTTTATCCTATTTGAATATTGATAATGTGGGCGACATTCAATTTGAGTTTGATCTTGAATTTGAAAGTTTCTCTTATAAAGTCGCACAGACAACATATACAAAAAATTTATATACAGGTTTCTTTAAGAAAAATGCACCAGAGGAATACAGCAACGGCTGGTTAGTATCAGATAAAGACTTTTCTCAACCTATTATTGATTCTGTCCCAATTACAGAAGTTACTAATATAGTAACTACTACAGCTATTGATTGGGAAAATACTTTAGAATCTACAATTAGAAAAATCCTAGTTTATGTTAACGGTATTAAATCAACCGATACTTTTACTAGAAGCAAGGGTGTGTTTACTTTTGTAAATTCTTTTAGTGTTGACGATGTAGTAACATTTAAAATTTTTGCAGACGTTGATCCTGTTACAGGATATTATGAGATTCCGCTAGGGTTAGAAAAAAATCCTCTAAATGAAAAAATTAAAACATTTACATTAGGGCAAGCAGCTGATCATGTATTAACTGGTATTGAGATGATCGATGAATTTTCAGGAAGATATCCTGGAATTAGTAATCTACGAGATGTATCAGGTTATCAAAACAAGTCAAAGAGATTTTTAAAACATTCTAATATTGCACCATTAGCAATGGTGTTGCTGTGCGATAAAGAAGTTAACATTATTAAATCTCTACAATACTCTAAAAAAGCATACACTGATTTTAAGAATACATTTATTGATCTAGCATATACATTATACTATGATCAAAATCCTTTAGATTTTGTTGACGTTGTCTTAGAAGAAATTAGCAAAACACAAAATACAGGAAAACCGTTTTCAGAATCAGACATGATCGGTTCTGGTGCTTATACTACGTTTACCTACGAAGTTGAAGACGAAGGAATTAAGACATTTGCGTTGTCTGAAAAATTTGACCTTGAAACATTAAGTTCTAGAGCAGTTTACATTTACAAGAATAATCAGCAATTGCTGGCCGGCCGAGATTATGAGTTTAACTCTACATTTGGTTTTGTTAATTTAAAAATTGACCTAATAGAAGGCGATGTTATTATTATTAGAGAGTATGTTTCTACTTCTACTAATTTTATTCCGCCCACTCCGACTAAGTTAGGTTTGTACAAAAAATATACTCCTAGAAAATTCTTAGACGACACATATTTAGAACCTAAAGAAGTCATCCAAGGACACGACGGCAGTATTACCGTTGCCTACGGAGACTTTAGAGACGATGTTTTATTAGAATTAGAATTTAGAATTTACAACAATATTAAACAACAATACGACGAGTCGTTGTTTAACAATGATGCCGTACTAGGGGGTTATTACGGAAATTCTTTATTTGGTAAAACTTCTTTAGATACTATTGTAGTACCAGAATTCTTAAAGTGGATCGCTGACACTAACATTGATTATGTAAACAATATTTTCTTCGACAGCGAAGATAGTTTTACATATACATATTCAAACATGACAGATCCTACAAGTTCAAAGAACTTGCCAGGATACTGGAGAGGAGTATATAAATGGTTCTACGATACTGATAGGCCTCATACTTGTCCTTGGGAAATGTTAGGCTTTAGCGAACAGCCAGATTGGTGGGAAGCAGAATATGGTCCTGCTCCTTACACAAGAAACAATTTAATTCTTTGGGAAGACCTACGTGACGGCATTATTCGTCAGGGTAGCCGTGCTGGAATCAAAGACAGATACAAGCGTCCTAGCATTATGTCGCATATTCCTACAGACGGCGACGGTAATTTGTTAAGTCCGTTAGATTCCGGATTAGCAAATAACTTTACTTTAATTAATAACAAAGGAGCCTTTGTTTTAGGCGATCAAGGCCCAGTTGAAGCTGCTTGGAGATCTAGCAGCGAATGGCCTTTTGCTGTTATTGAAGCACTATGCTTATTAAAGCCTTTTGAATTTATTACAGATAATTTTAATAAATCGGAAACAGGTTTAAACATCCTTGGCCAGACAATTAATAAAACATCTAATTCGTTTTTTACCATAGATGATTTATTATATGAGAACACATCTACTAAAATCATTTCTGGATTAGTAACTTATGTTACAAATTATCTAAAGAGTAAGACATCGCCGATTCAAATTTTAACAGATAAAATCACAGGAATCGATGTTAACTTAACTAATAGACTTTCGGGATTTGTTGATCAAGGTCAGCAAAAATATGTATTAGACAGCAAGAATCCTAGTTCGACAACTAGCAGTATTTTTGTTCCTTCGGAGAATTATGACATTATTTTTAATGTTAGCTCTCCAATTTACAGCGCAGCCTATAGTGGTGTTATCATAGAAAAGACCGCCAACGGCTGGAAAATTTCTGGATATGATAGCAAAGATCCGTTCTTTAATTATTATCAACCAATTCCTACACAAACAGATCCTGTTATTTCTGTAGGGGGCATCAGTGAAAACTTCTTATCCTGGGCTCCTGAAAAATTCTATGGTAACGGTGTAGTAGTATTATACGGTTCTACATATTACAGAAGTTTAAAGAGTCATACCAGCACCGATTCATTTGAATTAGCGTTATGGAAGCAATTGCCATCTCTACCGATTAAAAATGCTGTTACAGCACTTAGAAGAAGAAACTATAACAAGTTAAAATTAAGTAAAATGACCTACGGGTCACTAATGACTACAATACAAGAAGTAGTTGACTTTTTATTAGGCTATCAAGAATATTTGATCAGCGCCGGATTTGTATTTGACGGCTACGATGCAACTACACAAACAGCCTACGATTGGTTTACATCAGTGAAAGAATTCATGTTCTGGAGTAAACACAATTGGAGCGAAGGTTCATTATTGACCTTAAGCCCAAGCGCAGAAAATATTAACATGAGTGTTCCTCTAGGAGTTGCAGACAACTTCTTAGATAGTTTCTACGATTATCAAATTTTAAGAGACGACGGGACTCCTTTACAGCCTACCTTTATTAATGTAAAGAGAGATTTTAGATCATTGTCGATGTCAACGGTTAATACAACAGCTGGAATATATTTTATGAGAGCAAACTTTGTTCTTAAGGAGCATGTTGTAGTATTTGATGATAGAACCGTGTTTAACGATGTGATCTACGATAAGCCAACTGGTTATCGCCAAGAAAGAATTAAGTCTAGAGGTTTTAGAACCGTTGACTGGGATGGAGATTATACCAGCCCAGGATTTGTATTTGATAATGTAAACATTCAAGTTTGGCAACCGTTCACTGATTATAGATTAGGAGACATTGTATCTTATAAATCGTATTATTGGACTAGTAAAACTAATCAACTAGGAGTTGAAAATTTCAACGATGCAGGTTGGACAAAGTTAGACTCAACACCAACTAAGGGCCTAGTTGCAAACTACGATTATAGAATCAATCAATTTGAAGATTACTATGAAGTTGACTCGGACGGAATCGGATCAAGCCAGCGTGACCTAGCAAGGCACGCAATTGGTTATCAACCGAGAGAATACTTACAAGGCCTTGCAGAAGACGAAATTAGCCAATTTAGATTATATCAAGGCTTTATTAGAGAAAAAGGTACCAACAATGCCATTGTTAAAGTCTTCGACAAGATTAGCAGAACCACTGATGATAGTGTCGTACTAAACGAAGAATGGGCATTTAAAGTAGGCGAGCTTGGCGGAGTTAATCAACTAAGAGAAACTGAGTTTGAGATTAACAAGAAGTCTCTAGTGTTAAATCCTCAACCTGCCATTATTGTTGAATCTCAAGGCAACGTTATTCTTGATCAAAATCTACGAATTGATGCATCAAAATTCACAATTAAACCTACAAACTTTGATACAACTATTAATCCTGTAATCAAGTACGACGGAGTTTCTAGATCTGCTGGATATGTAAACGTCAACGATGTTGACTATATTTTTGCTTCTAGAGACGAAATTTTAAATGTTGACATAACTGCGTTAACAGACAACACACATTTCTGGATTACATTTGACGGTATTAGTTGGGAAGTTCTAAGATACAACGAAGAATTATCATTGTTAGTTGTTGCAGCAGTTAAAGAAGATACTAATGTAACCGTAACATTAAATCGAGCTCATAACTTTGAAGTTGGAGATATTGTTGGTATTTTACAGGTAGCTAATTTAACGGGCTTTTATAAAATTACCGCAGTTACTAGATTGACATTTAATGTTACTACAACTGCAAGTGCCGACCCAGACATCACTGATAGCTCATCAGCAATCATTGGAATATTATCTAAAGCTAGATTTGAAACTTATCAAGATGTAGACTTTGAACAAACTGCATTATTAACTCCTGGGGCTAAGATATGGGTTGATTCTAATGAAAACGAAAACTGGGAAGTAATTGAAAAGATTAGACAATATCAAACCTACGATCTAACTGAATACGGAATAACAGCGCCACTTGGAACAGGTACCGCTGTAGCCTATATCGATAGCTTGAAACAAGTAGTAACAAGTTTGCCAGCTTCAAGCTATGTAATGGTTTATACCGACAGAACAGCAGTTAATCAAACTTTAGGTTTAAAACAAATTATTCCTGCACCTAGCGGATTTGAAGATGCAGTATCCGGAGTCTACGGAGAAGTACTAGCGGTAAGTCCTGATAATAAATGGCTAGCAATTGGCTCACCACTTGCAAGCGCAGTTACTAGCACCTACATGGGAGAGTTAACTCCACGTAGTTATCTTGCCGGAGAAATAGTTTTATATAATGGTAAACTATGGAAGGCCAAAACAAATATTGCAATCGCTGACGGCAGTTCTATTAATTTTAATAGTGATGATTGGGAACCAGCTACAATAGTTGATGCAAATTCTATCGGCCGTGCTGACGGATTTGTAAATCAAGGTATGGTATCTTTATTCTTGTACGCAGACGGACAATGGGATAATGTTTATAATTTCGTAAGCCCACGTCAAGCAACAGACGAAAGATTTGGTAGTGCAATTACAATTGGTGTAAGCGGTACAAATTATTACATGGCTATTTCTGCAGAAGGATCAATGTGTGATCCTGCTATTGGTGCAAGTTCGGGCCGCGGCCGCGTTTACCTATATCAGTTTAACGGAACAGCTTGGAGTCATTTAGAGAACACACAATATGTTGGCGTATTCGGCGATGCGTTAGTTGGCGGATCGTTAGCAGAGTCTAGAGATCCTGACTCGTTTGATTATCCAGCAGGCAGCATAGTTTGGTACAACGGATACTTATATCAGACTACAATTGACATTGATTATGTTTCTGGAACAACACCAGATGAAGTGGCTACTTGGATTAAATTAGATCCAGTATCTACACAAAACTCGTTACCTACAAATATTGCTGTAGATGACGACGGTTCGACATTAGCATCAGGCATATTAACAACAGACCAACTTGCCGAGCAAGTTAAAGACGGTGATAAGTTTGGTAAGAGCTTAATTATGTCGAGGGATGGCAGTATACTAGTAGTAGGAGCTCCTAACAGCGACGGCCAATATTTTGCAAATTACAGAGGTGCATTTAATTACTATCAAGAATATAAATTAAATGACGTTGTAAAATGGCAAGGTGGCTATCATAGATTATTAGCAGATACTAGTGTAGGTATTGAGCCAGTTGGAGAACCTTGGGTTGATGTAGGTGACAGCACTTATACAACTACAGGTAAAATTTTTATCTATGAAAGAAATTCTAATAATGTCTATAGCTTAATACAAACAATTACTTCTCAATCATTAGAAGATATTAATGATACTGGATTGTCGACCACAATCAATTCAGGCGACCAGTTTGGAACAGCATTGGATATTGATTCATCGGGAACAACTTTAATTGTTAGCAGCCCACTAGCTGACATCGATAGACAAAACCAAGGTGCTGTCTATGTATTAAAGAAAGTAAACAACGAATTTAGATTAAAACAAAAACTTCAAAGCTACGAAAATTACACTAACGAATATTTTGGTTCTAGTGTTTCTATTAGTGCTGCTACTGAGCGCATTGTAGTTGGCGCTAAAAATGCAGGTTATAGTTTAGTAACAACTTTTGGACTTGGCACTGAGTTCGATAGTCGCAGAACAACATTCAGCGGCAGATTAGGATTCCCTGGACAAGTCTACGTATTTGAACGTAAAGATGAAGGTTACTTCCTTGCAGAAAAATTAGATGCTGCTTTTGAACCATACGAATCTTTTGGCGCAGCAGTTGATTGCACAAATTCAGTAATTGTAGTTGGATCCCCAGGATACAAATTAGAAGATGTTGAAATCGGCAAAGTTAGATTATTCAAGAAAACTGCCAACAAAGATAGTTTAAACACTATTAGATTGCAGACTGAACAAATAGATTTAGATGCTATTAAAAATGTTGAATTGTACGATAATGTTAACAACATTAAGATAGCAGATTTAGACATACTTGATCCTTTTAAATTAAAAGTATTAAGCGTAGCTGAACAAGATATCAAATTTAAAACTATCTATGATCCTGCAGCCTATATGCTAGGAACTGATGATCAAATTATAGATGAAACTACAGCATGGTTTGAAGATCATGTTGGCGAAGTTTGGTGGGATCTAAGCACCGTTAAGTTTTTAAATTACGAACAAGACGACCTAAGTTATAGGGTTGGCCATTGGGGCGAACAAGCAACTGGTTCCTCAGTGGATGTATACGAATGGGTCGAAACACCGTTACTACCTTCAGAATGGAGTTTATTAGCAGACACGGCAGAAGGCTTAATTGAAGGCATTTCTGGGCAACCTAAACATGCTGACGATTCTGTATACAACGTAAAAGTTTTATACAATCCTACAACAGGTGCAACTACTTCTACACTATATTATTACTGGGTTAAGAATAAAACTATTCTCCCTAAGAATAAAGATAGACGAGTATCTGTGTCATCGATTTCTTCTTACATTTCCAATCCAATAGGAACAGGAATTCCGTTTGTATCTATTATTGACAAAGATAAATTTTTATTCAACAATTTTGTTTCAATAATTTCTACAGATACTGCATTGGTAAACATTGAATACAATCTTGATAAAGTAGGAATTAATCCTGTACACAGAGAATATCAATTATTAACTGAAGGCGTGGCTGATAATGTTCCTGCTGAATTTTTAGAAAAGAAATGGATAGATAGTTTAGTAGGCTTTGATGAAGCAGGCAATACCGTCCCTGATTTCAACTTACCAATTAAACAACGTTACGGATTGAGTTTTAGACCGAGACAGACTATGTTTGCCAATCGTGCTAAAGCATTAAAAATTGTAATTGACAATATTAATTCAGTTTTAACTACAAGCCCGTTTGTTGACACACTGAGTTTTGAAAATCTAAACAAGAAAGATCCTATTCCTGATGCATTATTAAATCAATACGATTTAGAAGTTGATAACTTCATTGACTTAGAACAAGTTGGTACGGTAAAGGTTCGACAAGCCAAATTTGCAGTTAACGTAATTGATGGTGAAATTGACACCATTGATATTATTGATACTGGATTTGGTTATAGAACAACTCCTTACATTACTATCGAAGGCACAGGCACAGGAGCAAAAGCATTTATAACTTTAGATTCTCAAGGAAGAGTTTCTTCAGTGACCGTAACAAACAGAGGAAGAAAATATCTAAAAACTGATACGGTAACTCCTATTGTAAAAATTAGACCGTTCTCTGTGCTAGTTAGAAATGACGCCAGCGATAAAAATTTCTGGGCAATATATTCTTGGGATCAACAACGTAGAATATTCTATAGAAGTAAATCTCAAGGCTATGATGTAACTTTGTATTGGGAATACACCGACTGGTGGGCAACTGGCTACGATTCTAAATCTAGAATTACTAAAGAGATTACAAACTTCTACGAAGAGCCAACCGTTAATTTAGAAGTTGGTACGCTACTAAGAGTCAAAGAATATTCAAACGGTGGCTGGGCAGTATTAGAAAAAACTGAAGCAGGTCTAGGTAACCTATTACAAAATTATAATTTAGTAGGGCGCGAAAACGGAACTATTCGTATTAAGGATAACCTATATAATTTTGTAACAACAGCACTTGGTTTTGATAACAGCGTCGGATCTTATGACGCATCCTTCTATGATTTACAGCCAATTAAAGAATTAAGATTAATTTTAAAAGCAGCAAAAGAAGATATCTTTATTGACAATCTAGCGGTTGAGTGGAATAAGTTGTTCTTCTCATCAGTTAGATATGCTTTCTCTGAGCAGACATATATTGATTGGGCATTTAAGACCAGTTTCTTAAATGCAATACACAACATTGGCGATTTAAATCAACGACCTAATTATAAGAATGATAACTTAGATAGTTTTAGAAACTACATAGAAGAAGTCAAACCTTATAGAACAACTATTAGAGAATACACAAGTAGATATACTGAATATGAAAAATATTCAGGATCAACTACAGACTTTGATTGCCCTCCGGCATATTCTGTCAGAGACGGAAAAATTTTACCTGTGGGTCAATACTATAATAGACTTGACGAATATCCATGGAAATGGTGGGCAGATAATAAAGGTTATTCTATAACTGCAATTAATGTTTCAAGCGGCGGAGGCGATTACAAAACTCCTCCAACTATATTAATTTCTGGTAACGGCACAGGTGCCGCAGCAACGGCATTTATTTCCAGCGGAAAAGTATCTGGAATTAGAGTTGATAACCCTGGATCGGGTTATACTTCTGTACCAACAATTACTCTAGTCGGCGGCAATGGAACAAGTCAAAACATTGCAAAAGCTGTGGCTGTAATGGGCGATACTGCTGTTAGAACTTTTGATATAACAATGAAGTTTGATAGAATCAGCAAAACTGGTATCTATAATTCATTTACTAAACCTGATACGTTTGTTGCATCTGGTTATAGTGCAATCTTTAATTTGTCTTATGCTCCTACTAGAGACAAGTCTAAAATATCTGTAGTAAAAAACGGACAGATTATTTTAAACAACGAGTATGAGATTAATTTATACAACGATTTAACAGACGGTTACAATATTTTAAAAGGAAAATTAAGATTTTTTGTAGCTCCTAAAAAAGACGATGTTATCACAATTACCTACGATAAAAACGATTCTTTATTAGATGCTGTTAATAGAATTAACAAGTATTATTCTCCTACAGCCGGAATGAAAGGCAAAGAGATTAATCAATTAATGACCGGTATTGACTACGGTGGTGTTCAAGTTCAAGGAACAACATTTGATGTAACTGGCGGCTGGGATGCCCTGCCTTGGTTTACAGATAATTGGGACAGCGTCGAAAGCAATTCAGATTTCTATTACGTAGTTAACTGCGAGACCTATACATTAACAGGTCCTGATAGTTCTCCAAAAACTTACAAGGCAGGTATTATTGTAAAATATCTTGGAACATTGTATAAGGCACTTGCGGCAAATACTGATAGCCCACCAATTGAGTTTCCAAATATTTGGCAAGAGCTAACTTTTGATTTACCTTATACGCCTGAAAACAATCAGCCTATTTCTGTGTACATTAAGCGTAGCGGAGAATCTAAATCTGTAAGAGTTGATGACCCGTACTACGATTTGTATGACGGTGTAACCGTTCAGCCTAACGGCAGAACATCTGCTCCAGAAACAGCAATAATGGCAACGTTTATTGGTGACGGGTCAACAAGGACTATTAATATCCAGTCCTATACAGATCTGAATGATGAAGATACCATTATTTTTAGAACACTAGAAAGCGATGGATCGGTTGTAATCACTGACGTAAACTTGTTAGATACAAGTATCAGTGGAGGTACATTGTCTGCATTAGGCAGTGCATATACTACTGCTACAGGTTTGACTCCTGAAGAAATTTCGATAGATGGAGGAAAGTTCGTAGGACCGGATCAAGTTCCGGCACCTGAGGAAAGTCTTCCCGGCCAAGTTTTAGATAGTTTAAGTATCAAAGTGTTTACGGCTACTGATCCTGGTGCCGCACCGTTACATTCTGAAATTCTTATTGGTGACGGATCTACAAGAATCTACGATATAGGATTAAGAATTGTCGAATCTAAATCAGTTATGGTTTACGTTGACAAAGTAAAACAAGAATATAACGGTACAGGATCTGATGGATATATTATCAATTACATCGATAACAACGTTGAATTTAACATAGCGCCAATTGAAGGTGCTGTTATTGAAATATTATCTATCGGCATCGGCGGCATTGGATTATTAGATTATCAAGAATTTGTTGCCGATGGTGAAACAAGTCTATTTTTAACTAAAGCATTGTACGATCAAACGGCTAGTGTCTTAGTAACCGTCGATGGCGAATCAATTGACACAGGATTTGTAAACAGCAGTGAATTCATTGACACTAAAAACAAAACTATGGTTCAATTTGGAATATCACCTGCTTATAGACAAGTAGTTAAAATTATTTGTTTTGGCCCTAGTTCACAAACCGATTCAACAGGAATTCCATTTATCAGAGTTAATCGTCAGACGATTGTTTTTGACGGCACAACACGAACAATTGACTTAGATAACTTTATCGATCTTGGACGTTCGTCAATAATGTCGTCAATGTTAGTTGAGGTGAATAATGTACAACTTAGAGGTATTGATTCTACTTATGTTGTCTATAACGGTTCAAACAACGATATTATATTAGGTGTTGACCCTGAAGAGGCAATTGGCACAATTACTTCGGGAGCTATTAAAGTTTATATCAACGGCGAATTACAAAGATTTGTTATTGATTATACATACAATGGTAATTTAAATCTAATTAATATTCCTGCAGAAAAACTTACCGTAGATGATATTATTAGAATTGAAACCGATGTTAGAACATCTTATTCTGTATCTAATGGTAATATTGTATTTGATGAAGATCTAGCATTAACTGCTGGAGATGTGATTGTTGTAACATGGTTCAGCGAGTACCCAACAATGAACATAGTAACTGATGAGTTCACCGGAGGAAAGGTAAATTATCAATTGCCTAGAAAACCATTGAACCCTAGCTACGTATGGGTATATAAAAACGGAAATAGATTAACACAAGAAAGGGATTATTTTGTCTCCGCCCAGCGATCAGTAGTTTATCTAAATGATCCTTCATCAACTTCCGACGAAATTAAAATTGTTCAGTTTGGCAATGTGATATACGAAGCTCCTAAAGCATACGAAGTTTATAAGGACATGCTAAACAACTATTATTATAAGAGATATTCAATTACTAATAACGTAAAATTAGTAAAGAATTTAAATTACTATGATACAAGTTTTGAAGTAACAGATGCCAGCGACTTGCCAACTCCGTTGCCTGCAAGAAATATTCCAGGTGTAGTTATTATTAATAAAGAAAGAATTGAATACTTCCAGAAAACTGGAAATGTTCTTTCTCAGTTAAGAAGAGGAAGTCTAGGAACAGCTATGCTGGAACTGCATCCGGCAAATAGTTATGTTATAAATTCTAGCTACACAGAAACTCTACCATACTTAGAAAATCAAGATAAATTTGATTTTATCAGCGACGGTTCTACAAAAGAAATCGGTCCCTTAGAATTTGTGCCAACATCGGCAGATACTACATCTGCACTAAGAAAGAATTGGCAAAATTCATGGTACGCTGCTGAATCTACTATTCCTACTACACACGGGCCCTGTGATGAAATTGAAGTTTTTGTTGCAGGCAAGCGATTGAGGAAAGATCCTATTTCCGTCTACGTTGAAGATAACGGGATATCCAGCCCTGCCGCAGACGAAACAATTGATGCTGAGTTTTCAGTTGACGGTATTACACCGTATATTAGATTAACTGAAGCTGTGCCTGCTGGTACAAGAATTTTAGTTATTAGAAAGCGAGGCAAAATTTGGTACGAAAGAGGCCAAGAAAGCGCCAGTTTAGGTATTACTTTGTTAGCTAACGACACGCCCATTGCTAATTTCATTGCAGATAGAGCTACAGAATTACCCGAATAAATATAGTATTATGAAAAAACCCGAGACAACTATGCAAACAGAAATTCATTCAAAACCTGAAAATCCGCCAGAAAAGAAACCAAACGAAACTGGTGGATTCCACTTTGAGGGTCACATTAAGATTTTTGACCCTGAAACCAAAGAGGTTTTCATTGATAAAAGAAATGCCATTCATTATGAAAACATGAGTATTGCAATGGTAAATGCAATGTCGAATCAAGGTCTCGGGACAATTTATCAAATGGCCTTTGGAAATGGAGGCACAACGGTAGATCCTACAGGGCTTATTACATATTTGACGCCTAACACCGTTGGTATTAATACAAGTTTATACAATCAAACTTATACAAAAGTTGTAGATCAAAATGCCGCTGAGAATACAGACCCAATTAGAAATAAAATGGAAATAAGACACATCAGCGGAGCAACATATAGCGATATTATAATTAGTTGTGTACTTGATTACGGCGAGCCAGACGGTCAGGAAGCATACGATAACAGCCAAGATATGAATGGAAATTTTGTTTTTGACGAATTA